ATGTTTAAACCGGAACTCCTTTCCCCGGCGGGAACGCTGAAAAATATGCGTTACGCTTTCGCTTATGGCGCAGATGCTGTTTATGCGGGCCAGCCGCGTTACTCCCTGCGTGTGCGCAACAACGAATTCAACCACGAAAATCTTCAGCTCGGCATCAATGAAGCCCACGCGCTGGGGAAAAAGTTTTATGTCGTGGTCAACATTGCACCGCACAACGCCAAGCTGAAAACCTTTATCCGTGACCTGAAACCGGTGGTGGAAATGGGGCCGGATGCGCTGATTATGTCCGATCCAGGGCTGATTATGCTGGTGCGTGAGCACTTCCCTGAAATGCCGATCCACCTTTCGGTGCAGGCTAACGCCGTGAACTGGGCGACGGTGAAATTCTGGCAGCAAATGGGCCTGACCCGCGTGATCCTCTCTCGCGAGCTGTCGCTGGAAGAGATTGAAGAGATCCGCAATCAGGTGCCGGATATGGAGATCGAGATCTTCGTTCACGGCGCGCTGTGCATGGCCTACTCCGGTCGCTGCCTGCTCTCTGGCTATATCAACAAGCGCGACCCGAACCAGGGCACCTGCACCAACGCCTGCCGCTGGGAGTACAACGTCCAGGAAGGGAAAGAAGATGATGTTGGCAACATCGTACACAAGTACGAGCCGATTCCGGTGCAAAATGTTGAGCCGACGCTGGGTATCGGCGCACCAACCGACAAAGTGTTTATGATCGAAGAGGCCCAGCGTCCGGGCGAGTATATGACCGCGTTTGAAGATGAGCACGGCACTTACATCATGAACTCGAAAGATCTGCGCGCCATCGCCCATGTAGAACGCCTGACCAAAATGGGCGTGCATTCGCTGAAAATCGAAGGCCGTACTAAATCTTTCTACTATTGCGCACGCACCGCACAGGTTTACCGTAAAGCTATCGATGACGCCGCTGCGGGCAAACCGTTCGATACCAGCCTGCTGGAAACTCTGGAAGGTCTGGCGCATCGTGGCTATACCGAAGGTTTCCTTCGTCGTCATACTCACGACGATTATCAGAACTACGAATACGGTTATTCAGTTTCTGACCGCCAGCAGTTTGTTGGTGAGTTTACCGGTGAGCGCAAGGGGGACCTCGCAGCGGTAGCGGTGAAAAATAAATTCTCCGTTGGCGACAGCCTTGAGCTGATGACGCCGCAAGGCAACATTAACTTTACCCTTGAGCACATGGAAAACGCCAAAGGTGAAGCGATGCCGGTCGCACCAGGCGATGGTTATACTGTGTGGCTCCCGGTCCCGCAGGATCTTGAGCTCAATTACGCGCTGCTGATGCGTAATTTCTCCGGGGAAACCACGCGTAACCCCCACGGTAAGTGATTAATTTCGATTATTTTTCCCGGATGGAAAATTCTTAGAAACCGATCACATACAGCTGCATTTATTAAGGTTATCATCCGTTTCGCTGAAAAACATAACCCATAAAATGCTAGCTGTACCAGGAACCACCTCCTTAGCCTGTGTAATCTCCCTTACACGGGCTTATTTTTTACGCGTAATACAATGAAATAAAAGGATTTATTTCTGGTCACGTCCACACATTGACCACATCGACAAAAAAGCCCCTCGACTGAGGGGCTTCCTGTTTGTAATTACATCCACATAATTTGCTGCCCTGACGGCAACGGGTGCGGTCTTACGGCGTGGACTTCTCCCGGCTTCACGATGTATCGCTGTACCGACTCATAAGTGATGAACGTGGCGCTGCAATTCACGTTCTGGCACTGGTGATAACGCTCTTTTGTCGTGTCAGTGATATAGCGACTTGTACGCGCATGTGCGGCATGCTGGCATAAAGGACAATGAAACATCGCGAGCACCTCTTCCGGTTTTGTTGATGGTGCCATTTTAGTTAATTTATCCTTATAAAACAAACAGATAAAATAAAAACATCATTCATCATCTTCTGTTTCGTACTCCACATCAGAAAGCCTGACCTCAAGCTCTAAGGACGTCGTGAAGCCGCTATTATTCAGAAAATGTGTCACCTTAGTGATGGTCCAGTCCTGCTCGTCTATGACGCGCTTAAAGCCTGACACTCTGACCGGTGTTTCCGTGTAAATATCTGCACGACCGGTAGCCAGGATGATGGAGAACTCCGCTACACCCCGTTGCAGCTTATCCCACTTCGCCTGAGCGGCACGCATGGCCTGCGCTTTCGTGGCATATACCGTAGTCAGGGCAAAAACGTTGTCAGCCTCACCGGCCATGTATTCACCTTCGCGCGCTTCCGGTACTTTTGGCGCTTTCTTCTGCGTGACCGGTTTCGCTTTCGGGTGCTCCAGTGCGCGCAGGTGTTTCTCTTTCTTTTTGCGTTTCAGTTTTACCTTCTGCTTTTGTGGCTTCGGGTCTTTGGTGTGTAACCACTTTGCCGTTACGCCGGTATAGGCTCCACGGTCAGCAATCGCAAAATGATGGCGGTCGCCGTCGCTGCGGGTGATGGTAATCTGCGGGATTTTTTTACCGCTGGCCGTCACCCCCTGCCCTGCTTTGAGAAACAGCAGTTCTCCCATTTTTACCGACACCTCGCCGCCGTTGCGTTCAGCAAGACGGGTCAGGAATTTCACATCAGACTCCTGCGACTGGTCGATGTGCGGGATTTTAATTCCGGCCAGTGACGGAGCGACACTGGCTTCCAGCCTGTTACGGGAGGCTATCGCCTCAACAATCGCACCGAGCGTGGTGTCATGCCAGGAGCCTTCCCGGCGGGAATTGAGCGTCCCACGAAAATCTGCACTCCGGGCACGGATGGTGACCACATCCGGTGCGCCCCGGTGTTCAACCTCATCAACGGTAAATTTCCCTTTGCATACCAGGGCAAAACCTTTCCAGCCGATATACACCGTCAGGACAGCGCCACGAACAGGCAGCCCGACCTGCCCGTCGGCATCGTTCAGTTCAATATCAAGCTGGTCAGCCTCAAAGCCCCGGTTATCCGTCAGGGTCATGCTCATCAAACGGTCGCTGATATTGCCGGTAATATCCCTGCTGTCGAGCATCAGCATGTAATCCGGCGTCAGCGTACTGCCTGCATCAAATGTCAGCGCATCCAGCATTATCCCGCCCCCGTCATACCCGTGAATTTAGTCGCCATACTGCCAGCCTTACCGATGAGCGATTCTGCCTGTTTACCGATATCGCCATAAAGCGCGGCCAGTGATTCATCCACGCGGGTGAGCGACAGCGTAAAATCAATTTTCCGGGGTGTGCCGTCTGCAAAGAAAATACTCCCTGTTTCACTCACCCTGCTGATGACATACATGCCGTAAATCATGCCGGTGCCATCCAGCAACGGCCACGCCCGGCCTTCCTCTGCCATCAGCCTGAGCGTGGTCATCGTCAGCTTCCCGCCGGTCAGTTCGGGATAAAGCACGCCGGCAAGCGTCATGTTTTCCTCACCCACACCGAGAAACTGGTAGGCATCCCGTTTACCGATACGGGAATTTGACGGCCAGCGATAATCTGATTCACGCTGCATGGTCTGGTGTGGCAGCGTCTGGCGCATAAAAACAAACATACCTAACGCGAGCATCATTTTTCGTCACCTCCTTAACCGTCATGCATCATGCTGGCACGGGCGCGCGCACGTTTATCCCGCTCGTATTTTTCGAGCGCATCCTGTAACTGGCGGTCAAGCTGTGTCCCCGGCGCAGTACCACCCGTCAGGCTGATGTGATATTCGTTTTTACTCTGGTCCACATAAGAGCGGCCAGCCGGTGCCGTGACCGGCTGATAAACCTGATAGCCTGCATAAGAGCTGGTCGCCGGAATATAACCACCGCTGCCATACGTGGCGGCTTGAGTTCTGGCGGCGGTCTGGTCAAGTGTGTCTGACTCTTTGTTGATAACACCGAGTTTTTCCAGTACCCAGTCAATACCGCTGCGCAGTTTGTTGAACGCATTAAGCGGCAGCATCAACGCGTCAGCCAGTGCCTGCCCGAACATGACACCCGTGTCACGGCAACGGTTCAGGGTGTCCTGGGTGGCTTTGACGGGGGCAATCAGGTTTTTAAACCACTGCCACGCGGCCTGTAACTTTTCACCCAGCCAGTCAAACAGCGGCTTAAGTGGCGTGAACAGTTCCCCCACCGGCGCAAATGCCGCTTTCAGCCCTTCCACCACACCGCCAAAGAATGCGCTGACAGGCTCCCAGTATTTACGGATAAGCAACGCCCCGGCGACAATTGCAGCCACCACGGCCACAACCGGCCAGCTAATCGCCCCGATGGCCGTCATAACGGCACTACCAACCGTCGTGAAGATTGCCCCCATTGCGCCTGCTGCCGCGATGATGGCATTGATGCCAGTGATAACCGGCCAGGCTACAAGACCAATTGCACCGATGATGCCAGTAAGCGCCAGCGCGCCACCGGCAATGATGCCAATGGTTGACGCCAGTGATTTGTTTTTCTGGATCCAGCCGTCGAGTTTTAACACATACTTTGTGGCCGTCTGTGTGAGCTTACGCAGTGCGCCTTCCTGCTGGTCAAACAGGTCTGTCCCCACCGCCTCATAAGCGGACTGAAACTCCTTAAAGTCACCGCCGAGGTTGTCCTGCATGATATTTACCAGCTCGGCAGTCTTCCCGTCTGAGGCTTTAAACGCAGCGGTCAGTTTGTCCAGCTTTCCGGTTGAGGCGGCAGTCATCAGCACGGCAGCGGCTGAGCTGGCCTCCTCCCCGAAAATAGTTTTCATGTATTCAGCCTGCTGGGCAGTACCGAGCCGGTTTTTCTCAAAACTGGCCTGCATTTCTTTCAGAATGGTAAATATTGGCCGGGTGTTTCCTTTGCTGTCTGAGGTTTTCACTCCAAGCTCTTTGAGTGCATCCCATGCTTTTCCCGTCGGTGCCTGCAGGCGGCTTAACACGGCACGGCTTCCCGTCCCCGCCATTGAGCCTGTGATTTTTGCATCATGCAGCGCCCCGACCATTGCGGCGGTTTCTTCAATGCTGACACCGGCATTTTTTGCCACAGGTGCGGCATAGGTCAGCGCATCGCTCATGCCGTCAAAATCGGCGGCGGTTTTGTTCATCGTCATGGAGAGGACATCCCCGATATGAGCGACCTTATCGTTTGAAAGCTGAAAGGCGGATTTCATCCCCATCAGCAGGGCGGCGTTTTCTTCCATTGTGCGACGGTTCGCCAGCGCCATATTCAGCGTGACCGGCGTTGCCGCCTGAATGGCATCAACATCCCCACCGGCTTTCGCAATAATAATCTGCGCACCGGCTGCATCATCTGCCGAGGCTGCGGTATTGTCGCCGAGCTGGCGCGCCTGCTTGCGTAGTGCAGCCATTTCGGCGGAGTCTTTTGCCACACCGAGCACAGCCTGCAATTCTGAGTTTTTCTGCGCAAACTCATAACCGGGCATCAGCAGCTTAACTCCGGCCATCGTTCCCGCCGCCGCAATCCCCACACCGGCAGCGCCCACTGAGGCCATATTTCCGGCCAGTTCCTTTCCGGCCTGATAACGCTGTTTTACTGCGTTAAGTTTTGCCTGTTGTGCACTGACACGCGCCAGTGCGTCACGCTGACGGTTAAGCTGTGCGGTGGTTTCACTGATACGGTTTTTCAGTCCCTGCTCATCATGTGCAAGATTGCGGGTATTAATTCCCACAGCGGCCAGTTCCCGCTGCTGGCGTTTAACGGAGTCCGTCAGGCGGTTATATTTCGCCTGTAAGTCCTCCGCCGCACGCTTTGCGGATTCGCGCAGTTCCTCAACCAGAATGACCAGATGCCGCATACTACGCCCCAGCCTGTCCAGCTTCCAGACTACCAGAGTGTCACCTGCTGATAATGTTCTGAGCAGTTTTTTCAGCCCCGGCCTGTCGGACTTCGTGCCGCTGATTTTGTCCTCAAAAATCAGCTCACATCCTGCGCACTCCAGCGCATTACGCTGCAATTCCGTGTTCTGGTCATTTGTTGACACGCGTACATAGCCAATAAGCATGATCATCCCCCTGAATAAAAACCGGGGATGATGCCAGTTAGCCATTATCTCTGCATTTTCATAAACGTTGGTTTGGGAGAAGCGGCAAAACGGAATGTAGGTAACGGGCAAAACCAAATTCCGGATATGGCGGCGTTTGCCAGTTCACTTTCATCAACGGGTTTTCAAAAACTTCCTTCAGGTCTGATTATTCAGTGGGGTATTGTCAGTGGAGCATCAAACTATACGGTGACTTACCCGGTAACATTCCCAAATCGTTCACTTGCGCTGTTGGCTGTGCCACATACAACGTCGGTGGCTGGTATATCTGCAATGGGCATAGCGAACTGTTCTGATATCAGCAAATCACAGTTCTATATAATTGTTGGCGGTATATCTCAGGGAAAAATTGTCAAATATGAAAGGTCCTGTTTTTGGGTAGCAATCGGTGTATAGGTATATCTATGATTTATTTCTCAAAATCGACTAATGGTTTTTTCTTTGATGGTATAAACAGCGACATGCCTGCTGACATTGTTGAGATAAGTACAGACTTATACAATGAATTAATTGCCGGACAGCAGGAAGGGGGTAAATTAATCACGTCAGATGAAAATGGTTTACCGGTACTGAAATCTCCGGCGATTGATTATGTCGCACGTGCTGAAAATCAGCGAATGCAGTTACTTGCTCATGCCGATAATGTCACAGCTGACTGGCGGGTGGAATTAATGCTTGGTGATATCAGCAGTACAGATAAAGAAAAACTATCTGCCTGGATGGACTACAAAAAAGAAGTAAAAGCCGTCGACACTTCGACGGCTCCTGAGATTAGCTGGCCTGAGTTACCGGAGGTGTAGGCCATTCAATATCTGGAGCACTGGAGGTATCCACCAGTTCCAGTGCGTCCAGGTAATCCAGCCACAAATTATATTGCGCCAGTTCCTCACCTTTCAGACGACCAATAGCTGATTTGCCAGGCCATTGCTTACTGTTCATGTATTCGTTAGCCTGGTTAATTAGTAGCTGTTTTTCTGATTCAGTAATTTCAATAAGCTCTTCATACGTGGGTGGAGGAATATCTGCCCACGCAGGCAGCCCATCATCTCCGGCAATACGGATTTTTCCTTGTGGCGGTTCAGCCATAAACTCACTGATAATATTTTGATTTACTTCCTTTGCGTCTGATAAATCCCATCCCTCTGATTTATATTTATCAATCATATCCACAGGGAAAAAAGCATTATGCCTTGCGCTATAAACATATTCGTTCATATAAATCACCCTGAATAAAATTACTCACCAACAGCCCACCAACTGTAATTCATCGATACTGTGGAGCTGGTTGATGCAGTTCTGTAAGCGGAATTAAAACCGGTTAGTGTTGGACCTTCTGCAGTCATCACGAATCCCCGTCCAGCGCCTAAAGGCGCACCACCATCACCAGAATGGGTAAGCATGGCGCAGTCCACTTCTTTAGGAAAAGGGATGCTGAATGTAATTCTCATTGTTTGCGTCGATAATGTCGGCGTAATCGCACCACGACCATATTGCAGGATTTTCCCGTTGGGTAATTTCATCCATCCATCACCACTGGCAAAAGAGGTCATGTCCGGTATCTGATTTTCCCCTGTTCCTACATTCCGTTTTGCCGCTTCTCCCAAACCAAGGTATGCGAGAAGACCAGCTACATCCTTTCCACTCAAATTAGTCAGCGTATTGTCCAGCGGTTGTTTACCTGCCAGCGCATTAAGCATTGTCGTGGCAAAGTTCGGATCGAGGAGCTGCAACGCTGCATGGTCGACACGCTGGAAGAATGGGAAGACTATGCGCCGTTTGCCACCAATCCGTTCGGCTCACGTCCGGTATGGATTGGTTACGACCCGTCACACCGTGGCGACAGCGCCGGATGCGTGGTACTGGCACCGCCGGTGGTGGCCGGTGGCAAATTCAGGATCCTTGAGCGTCACCAGTGGAAAGGCATGGACTTTGCCACCCAGGCAGAATCCATCCGCAAACTCACCGAAAAATATAACGTTGAATACATCGGTATTGATGCCACCGGCCTCGGTGTCGGTGTGTTCCAGCTCGTGCGCTCGTTCTATCCCGCCGCTCGCGATATCCGCTACACGCCGGAAATGAAAACCGCAATGGTCCTCAAGGCAAAAGACGTCATCCGCCGTGGCTGTCTGGAATATGACGTCAGCGCCACCGACATCACCAGCTCGTTTATGGCTATCCGCAAGACCATGACCAGCAGCGGACGCAGCGCCACCTATGAGGCCAGCCGCAGCGAGGAAGCCAGCCACGCCGACCTCGCCTGGGCGACCATGCACGCTCTGTTAAATGAGCCACTCACCGCCGGTATCAGCACCCCGCTGACATCCACCATTCTGGAGTTTTACTGATGAGCAAGAAAAAAAGGAAAACACCGCAACCTGCGGCAAAAAAAATGACCGCCAGCGCCCCGAAAATGGAGGCATTCACCTTTGGTGAGCCGGTGCCGGTACTCGACCGCCGTGACATTCTGGATTACGTCGAATGCATCAGTAACGGCAGATGGTATGAGCCACCAATCAGCTTTACCGGTCTGGCAAAAAGCCTGCGTGCTGCCGTGCATCACAGCTCACCGATTTACGTCAAACGCAATATTCTGGCTTCAACGTTTATCCCGCACCCGTGGCTGTCCCAGCAGGATTTCAGCCGCTTTGTGCTGGATTTTCTGGTGTTCGGTAATGCGTTTCTGGAAAAGCGTTACAGCACCACTGGTAAGGTCATCAGACTGGAAACCTCACCGGCAAAATATACCCGCCGTGGTGTGGAAGAGGATGTTTACTGGTGGGTGCCGTCCTTCAACGAGCCGACAGCCTTCGCGCCCGGCTCCGTGTTTCACCTGCTGGAGCCGGATATTAATCAGGAGCTGTACGGCCTGCCGGAATATCTCAGCGCCCTTAATTCTGCCTGGCTGAATGAGTCGGCCACGCTGTTTCGCCGCAAGTATTACGAAAACGGCGCTCATGCCGGATACATCATGTACGTCACCGATGCCGTGCAGGATCGCAACGATATCGAAATGCTTCGCGAAAACATGGTGAAGTCAAAAGGCCGCAATAACTTTAAAAATCTGTTTCTCTATGCCCCGCAGGGGAAAGCCGACGGCATTAAAATTATCCCCCTCAGTGAAGTGGCAACGAAAGACGATTTTTTTAATATCAAAAAAGCCAGCGCCGCTGACCTGCTGGACGCGCACCGCATCCCCTTTCAGTTGATGGGCGGCAAGCCGGAGAACGTCGGGTCGCTGGGTGATATTGAGAAAGTGGCAAAGGTCTTTGTCCGCAATGAGCTTATCCCGTTACAGGACAGGATCCGCGAGATAAACGGCTGGCTTGGTCAGGAGGTCATCCGCTTTAAAAACTACTCACTGGACACTGACAACGGTTGAACATCGCCGCCTGCGGGCGGCTTTTTTACAGCCCGTCATCACGCCCTCACACGCTCACCACCGTACAAAACATCCCGCAGACACACCAACACCCCAACGGGCACACTAAACGCCGCCACGACGCGCTCAGACGCTGAAAAAATAAAATCAGCACCACCGCCAGCGCGCAGTGCTTTCCCCGCCTCGCCCGCCCGCTTCATGGGGCGATTTTAATGCAGTGGCATGATTTAGCCGAATCCGCGCCATTGTTGACATTGATGTTTTGATATGGATATGGCGTAAGCATGCGAATTCATTCAAGATGATGCAAGAATGATGAAATTATGGTACAGATCGATTAGCCATAATATGCCCCACGTTGTTACATGTGGTTCATAAGAGTTATGGCTCATAGGGATTTATACAAAATATATATAGGTAATTATCATGTCAGGTGAAACTCAAAATATTTCAGCAATGGCAGAAAAAATATCTTCAGACCTATTCAAATGGTTTAAGTGGGAACTCGTTGGTCCAACCAATGAAAACTTTCCATGCATGAAAAAAGATCAACATAAAACACTAGCCGGAACACATCCAACTGATGTTGTATTTTCTTATAAAGATCCCTATTTGAATAGAACTATTTTTTTAAATACTGATTTAAAAAGCTATATTAAAGGCTCAATTACAGCAACTAAAATGCGCAATGCTTTAGTATCTCTGGCTAATTCTATTGACTGTGCTCAAGGTTGTAAAGAATGGAAGGAGCGTTATTCTTATAAAAATGGTGCATCAGAAGTCAGAGGCATGCTCTTTGTATACAACCATGACGGAGACTTTGACCAATCTTTTTATGATGTATTCTATCAATCTCACAATACTGAAACTGATAAGAAGAAAAGAGGTATTAATCTTGACAATATACCGGTAAGAGCCGGTCAAAAAATACACATCATTGAACCAAGAACTATAAACTACTTGCAGTCAATAATCTGCGATTTATCACAACTAAGCCACAAAAGAGAGTTTCCACTCGGTAAAAAATATCAATTCTTTTACCCAGACCTTTCACTACATAAAGTAAGCGGTTCGCCCGAAGAACTTCCAGCAACTGTAGAATTATTGACAGGCCCATTCCTTATTATAAAACATAATGACGTCAGACATTGCAATGAAGAAACATCACAATGGGAAACTACATTTAAACATGGTTACATTATTTATTACAATGGCGAAGGAAAAAACGAGCTAGAGTTTATTTATATTCTAGACACGCTATCTAAATATCAATTACTAGATGGCAATGAAAATATAAGAATTAGAATAGTTAACCCTAACATACATAAAGATGTTCGCAGTATTTTTATGCGTGCGAAGGATAGTTATTGTCAAGAATGGGGGTTCGATGAACATAAAAAAACGATAATAGATGCTATTGATTTTCAACAGGTAGAATTTACAAAGCCTCGTTTTAGTTCGGTAGAGATTGGTTGGGAGCGACAGGCATGAAAATTGGATTATATAGTGTAAATGATAAGGCAATGTTTGACGCATTGAATCAAACTAAAGTCACTCATGAAGATATGAAAAGTCTCTTTTTTAAAAGAGGAATGATTATATCCAAAGAGACTAAACGAAAAACATTGGCTTTGGATTTTTCCAGATACTATCATGGCTATTCTGATTTTGAATTTCTTTCAAACATACTCGGTTCTGTTGGGCGGAGAGAAAAAGTATCAATTAACATTATTAATACAAATATAGATAAAAATAGTATGGAAAATACTATTAAATCTATTTGTGAAGATCTTCAAAAAGAAGGCGATATAACTAATATAAATTACACCGAGAATGGTTTTGAAGTATCAATCAAATATGTGAAACTAGATTTCAAAATGAGCGAGTTTCGCCAATCCTCATCACGTGAAGCCAAAATACAAGTTGAAATGAATGAAAGCGGTGAATTTATCACCCGTTTCCCTCAAAATGCTAAAGCAAGGGAATTCAACGAGCGCCTCGTGGAGAAGATCAAAGAAGACAACAATGAGGATCCAGCCAGTCTTGATGAAATTTCGCTCGAAACTGTTAAATCACCAGCGGAAAGAAGCAAGTTTTTTGAGCAACTAATCTCAAGCATACCTAACTACAAATGCATTGACGTATCGGATGTATACGTTACGCATCCAATTCTTGAGTCAAATAAGTCTAACGAAAATGAAGATGATTCTGATGATGACGATACAATTATTGACACAGGATATCATATCTCCAAAGCTTCATTAAAAGGGCGCAGCGTTCTTGACTCTCTCGAGTTTAAAGAGTTGTTAGGAAAAGGATTTTATATTACCAAAATCATTTGGAGTTCTGTTGTTGACACTTATAAAGACTCGGACAAATATGAATTCGAGGCTCAATTTGTCGACCCAGATAATTGCAAGTTATTCTCGTATATCGTTCGCGGTGTTTATAAGTACAAAAATATAAACGAATATGCAAATCGTCAAAATGTAGATAAAGAGAAGGAAAAACTGCTATTATTAGCACTTGAAAAAACCGCTCGCGAAATTTCAAACAGTATTATCGCCTCAAACACAATTGAGGTTGTTACTGATAAATAAAAGGAGTTGTTATGAAAACAAAATGGTTTACTGCCAACTTCCCTGCTGGACTTGATAGTTTATATCAGTCTATCATTAACACTCCTTTTGATAGTGATAAAGGCTGGGGATTTAGTATCAACTCATATGAAGAAAATGCAATATCATCTCGATACATCGAGAAAGTAGAGGTCAACGAGATAATCGTTGATCCATATGGAAACGAGACTCAATATACACAGCTAAAATATATTCAATTTAACTTTTGGCTTTACACAACAAAAGGTAAAAACTTCATCTTAATCATTGAGTCGCCTCCCAGAAGCATTAAGAACTTCATATCAAACATAATTAAATCAACACATTCTGATTTTAATGTGTCAAATCTCAACATCAAAATTGAGGACTTCATTTATTTCCTGACCCCGCACTTTGAAAAAATACAAGTGCACAAGGCAAAATTAAAAGACTTAACGTTTAGCAAACACACATCCGGCATACTGGAACTTGAGTCATCAAGTGACGCACTTATGGAAATAAGAAACATTTTCAAAAATGCAAATTTTACAATTGATAAAGTTAAACTTAATGTTAAGGATGTGACCGGTTATGAGTCATTAGAAATTAACACAAATGGGTCCATTTCACTTTCAGAGCAAATTTTTGACAAGGTGTATCTAACCATAGAAAGATTTGCCCTTTAAGTTAACAATACAATTCAATTCTTTTGATGTAATAAAAACGGCCTCATTAAAAATGAGGCTTATCGTTTTATTATTGTAGCCATGCCATCTGGTTTTCACCTTTTCCTCCAGCACAGTATTAATACACACCTTATATAGTTTTATCTCTTAGATATTCACACTATTTCAATCTATTACAGTTGTGAACCCTGGCCATCCATCAGCGACCGGATAAGCGAATTTTTTCCCGTCATAATTTACGGTCGCGCCACGCGCCAGCGCCTCAAGCTCCCATCGCTGTGGCCTGATACCGTTCTGAGCAAGGTCAACGCGGATACGGGTAATTTGCATTCGTTCCGACCGAGTCAGTCTGGCCGATGGCGCTATTTCATGCGGTTTTAACGGGCTTCCGTTTCTTTGCTGACGGTTTGGTCTTCTCAGACCGTGTTTTAATGCACCTCTGAGCGCCCTCACGACCTCCTGGTCATTCCATTCGATAACACCGTCATCTACCAGATTAAGCACTGCTACGGCGTGTTCAGAAGGCGTGGGAGCCGGTAACGAAGTATCACCACCGGTGAGCTTTCCACAGTTATTGACAGGACTCCGAGGCGCGGCGATGCCGCTTTTTAAAGTCAAAGGCTCAACGACCGGAACTTTCGGCACAATGCGCCAGTCCGTCGTTCTGGTGATATGAATATGACGCGCGCCGAGATGCGGCGCGTAAATGCCGACCACTCTCTCGACTTCTTCCTCGTACTCGTTAACGTCATCCGACGGGCTACGGGCGACCCTGACAGTCTGACAATCGCGCGGGACATTTGCCCCGCCCTGCGCGCTGATATACAACGCAAAATCACCACTGTCTGCGGCGGCGCGTGCAGCCTCGACGCGTTCGTCAAACTCATCAGCAATGCTGACGCCGCGAGGCAATTTGCGTAGCTCACGGTAAGCCCCCATTGTCGGCAGGCCAACCGTTTTAAATTGCGGAATGCGCCACGTTGACGCCCATGCGGTAACAGCCGCGGCAGTATCTTTCAGCGGCCTGCCAGTATCGTTATCGAGCTGACCATCCAGTGCATAGCCGTCGATGTTTTTTGAGATGTATTTCGCGATATATCCCGCAGCACCGCCCCGGTTAAGGTGTTTTGCCTGAAAACGGTTTCGCGCAGCGCCTCTTTCGTCACCATCCTCTTTGAGCGCATAGCGACGCATGATTTCGATAATCTGGTTACGCTGGCGTGGATTACAAAAAAGCATCATATGCCAGTGCGGCGTTCCGTCGTGGTGTGGCTCGACGACACGCAAACCGTAGACCTGTAAATCATTATCCTTGAATGCCGTGCGCATCAGGCTCCAGATATGGCAGAGATAACGCTGCGCATCCTTTGGATTAAATGCCTCATCATTCCAGCCGTGATTTAGCTGGACGGTTTTACTTTCGCCTTTTCCGACCTGACGTGTCGGGTGATACTTTGACGGCGCGGTCAGCGTGATAAACATCCCCACATCACCCTCTGCGGCGGCATAACGCTCAATTCCGGCGATGGTGTTCATCAGCTCCATCCGGCGAATTTCAGGATTAGAAATACTGCCCATCACCTTACTGATAAGGTCGATGCGCTCGCCGGTTTCCCTGTTTTCAAGGTCACACGATTTAAGAAATTCCAGATTTGCCTGGCGGCGTGCACGCACATCACGAATGGCATGTTTACTGGCATAAGGAGAACGGTCTTTATTGACCTCCCCGACAGCAATCAGTAACGCCTCATGCCAGCGCATACGCTGGCCTTTAAGCTGATGAGTCCACCACTCATCGTTAAACAGACGGGCAATGGCAGAATATGCCTGCCTCGTGGTTATCTGTCCTTTACGGTATTTTTTCCAGTAGAGCGGGGAAATATTGAAAGCACGTGCAGCGCCAGCAACATGACCATACAGGTGAGTCTGCGCCTCATCCGTAAACAGCGATTCTTTTTCGCCATGTGCATCAACCCATGCATCGCAGAGTTCCTCATACATCATGAAAAGCTGCGATGAGATACGGGCGGCAAACTTTTTCAGCTCCTTGTCATTCATCCCCGGCAGGCGCGCATAGTGGTCACGCTCTGCCAGAAACAGTAACGACGCGTCGGTGTTCATTTCATGGCGCTGATTCACGCGCTCAATGCGCGGCCATAAACGACGCTGAAAAGTGGATGTGAGGAAATAAAACCCGTGCACCGGGCTTTTATTGCGCCGGATGTAGTCATAGCGTGAAGTAAACAGCGAGCGCAAAAAGTAAGGCAGGCGGTTAATCGTGGATAAAACACCTTGCACCTGACGCATCTCGTCACGTGTAAGGGGTCTTTCGCGCCCGACAGCCTCGCGTGGCGCGTTCCATGCATAAGCACCGGTAAACGCCTTACCGGTGCCTGCGGCAAATGCTGACGGAGGGACAAAACGCCCGGAGGCTTTAACGGCCATATGAGCCAAAAGCCTCTGAACAACGCTTGCTGAGTTGCTCAACCTGCGCGTTTAAATCAGCAAAAGACTTTGCGCTTCCGGTCAGAATATCGTGATGCATCAGGCCGGAAACGAGCTGGCTTAATTTCGGGTAATAACCAACCACCGCCAGCCATTCCTGACCGGCGTTTTTACCGCTTTCCGCTCTCTTTTTCTCGTGGAGAATAAACTGAAAGCTGTCACTGGTAACGACATAACGTTCGCCAATTTCGATACGAATACTCATGCCATTCTCCGGTAATGTTTGTTTTTTGCTTCAAAGACTGACTGACAGGAAACACAACGCGTGGCTGACGGATAAGCCGCACGACGGGCAGCAGGTATTGGCGCGTCACACTCTTCGCAAACCAGCGCAGAAACACCGCAATGCTTTACCCTTGCCGCGTTAATCTGGCGCTCCAGTAATTCAGCCTTTTGTTCCTGAATAAAATCTACGTTGTCCGGCATTACCAGCTCCTTTTGTCGTTCAGCTTCTTAAATTCATCAGCGCAATAGCTGGCAATTTCTGTCGTTAATTTCGTCAGTTCATCCACGGAGGAGATTTGCTTGTGAAATACAGCGCGTTTAACAAGTAAATTGACCACATCAGACAGGAGATTTAATTCGTTCTGATAAATCGCGATAACAGACTCAGTTATTTCGCGTTTTTCTTTATCAAGACCAAGTTGAATAAGAGACAAATCACCATTTTTCATAACGGCGATTTTTAAGGCGTTATTCAGTAATACAACTGAACGAGAACAGGACATCAAAGCACCTCCCCGCGAGACAATCCGATATTGTGAAATTTTTCCGACTCCTGACTGAGCAGCTCGACTATCTCCACGCGGGATAACTCCGCCTTTGTGATGTGGCGAATCATGGCGTCAAGATGAGAAGAAAAGCGCGTCGCTGCGTCGGCCTGTGCTTCGGTTCTGGCCTGTTGCAGCAGTAATGCGTATTTACCGCACTGATTTTCAGAAACTGTATGCATGACTTTCTCCAGGCAAAAAGAAGCCCCGCACAATTAAGTGCGTTAAAAACTCTGGTTAATTACTTAATGCAGATATTGCTCTGGTTTTACCGACGTCAGAATTGTCGGTGCATACTCAAACAGACTGAATAATTCACGTAATGCACGGAATAAAGCATCACGCCAGTAACATGACTCTTCATTAATTCGCCAGTATGGCTGGTTGAATTCTTTTTCAGTCAATCCGGCATGCATAAATAAAGTACGGCGCTGACTGACAGTTAAAAAGCTAATATATGCATACTCACTTGCACCGACCTGACGGCGTTTTGAGAATGCACCACGCAATTCATCAATTGCACAAACCAGTCGTTCACGTTCGACGTCGTTCATTTCTTCAAAACGCATCGTTGCGTGACGCTGTTTTAACTGCGCATGAAAGCAAACCGTTAGCCGTTCGCGTTCCATCATCTGATTATAATAATCGCATGTCTCCTGCCAGCGAGGGACGGCCAGATGCTTACCAATTATCCGGCGCATAGTTGCTGGCTGTTTTTCAACAAGATTGAGCGTCATCACTGTCATTTCCAGAACCTCCGGCTTTTCAGAAAGGTCAGAGCCTTCTTTAACGGACTCTGTTTTTTGGTGCGGATAATGATTCCCTTACGCCCCTTACCGTGGGTAATGGTGAAGTCAATCGCCCTGGGGCTTTCGTTACGCAGTAACTGAGCAATACAACGAGGCTCATTCATACGGTTCTCCTTAACGTGGTTCACCGAGACCTAACCACATCAACCAGCCGTCACGAATCTCTTTAGGGCGGCTTTCATAAGCCAGTTTTAGTCCGTTATTCCATGCCGGAAGGTATACCCAATATTCACCTGCACGACCTGAAGCTGATTGTGGATCGGTCATATCAATTACAGGCAGCTTTCCTTTATCGATCATCCGACGAACCGCTCCTGTCGATTTTCCTATTAGTTTTGCGAACTCCTGATAAGGAATCGCATCAGTCATGAGTGTTACTTGCTTGCTCATGTCGTCCTCCAGCCCTCATGAATTGCGTTTAATGCCTTATAATGCCTTTTAGTGCCCACATCCAAGCACTAAACAATCTACATCTAAACTGAATACTATTGAGATCTAAACACCATGTCAAACACGATAAGCGAGAAGATAGTCTTAATGCGAAAATCTGAGTATTTGAGCAGACAACAACTTGCTGATTTAACAGGGGTTCCGTATGGCACGCTGAGTTACTATGAAAGTGGTCGTTCAACACCTCCAACAGATGTCATGATGAACATCCTGCAGACCCCACAATTCACCAAATACACTTTATGGTTCATGACCAATCAGATCGCTCCTGAGTCCGGGCAAATTGCGCCCGCTCTCGCACACTTTGGGCAAAACGAAACAACGTCGCCCCACTCCGGTCAAAAGACTGGTTAACAATTCATCGTGAATATATTCATCACAAGTGCCTACTATTGGTGGCTAAATTTCAGCCACCACGAAAAAAGCGATTAGTAGTCGCAAAAAAACACACCACTCGGAGGGTTTTCTGATGGCAATCAAAAAACTCGATGATGGTCGATATGAAGTGGACATCCGCCCTACTGGACGTAACGGAAAACGCATCCGTAGGAAGTTTGATAAGAAAAGCGAAGCTGTCGCTTTCGAGAAATACACGTTGTACAACCACCACAATAAAGAATGGCTATCAAAACCAACAGACAAGCGACGTCTGTCGGAGCTGACACAGATCTGGTGGGATTTAAAGGGTAAACACGAAGAGCATGGGAAATCTAATCTTGGAAAAATTGAAATCTTCACAAAAATAACGAATGACCCATGCGCATTTCAAATTACGAAATCGCTTATCAGCCAGTACTGCGCCACCCGAAGAAGTCAGGGTATTAAACCTTCGAGTATCAATCGTGATTTAACATGTATTAGCGGCATGTTTACAGCCCTGATTGAAGCGGAGTTATTCTTTGGTGAGCACCCTATCAGAGGGACAAAAAGGCTTAAGGAGGAAAAACCAGACACAGGCTATCTCACGCAGGAAGAAATTGCCTTACTGCTTGCTGCTCTTGACGGCGACAACAAAAAGATTGCGATTCTTTGCCTGAGTACTGGAGCACGTTGGGGAGAAGCAGCTCGTTTGAAAGCAGAAAATATCATCCATAACCGCGTCACGTTTGTTAAAACGAAAACAAACAAACCACGCACCGTCCCGATCTCAGAGGCTGTTGCCAAAATGATCGCGGATAACAAACGAGGTTTTTTATTCCCTGATGCTGATTACCCTCGCTTCAGACGAACAATGAAAGCAATAAAACCGGATTTGCCAATGGGGCAAGCCACACATGCACTAAGGCACAGCTTTGCCACTCATTTCATGATTAATGGAGGAAGTATTATCACGCTACAACGGATACTAGGTCACACGCGGATTGAGCAAACTATGGTTTACGCTCATTTTGCGCCAGAGTACCTTCAGGACGCCATTTCTCTTAATCCGCTAAGAGGTGGTACTGAGGCCGAGAGTGTCCACACAGTGTCCACAGTAGAGTAACGTTTAAGGGCTTTCAGTGGTAATTTATGCCGCTCAAACCCGCATTGTACCGTTGAAAGCCCCTACTGGTGACACCCTAAATCTCCCTTACACGGGCTTATTTTTTTATGCATAAGCCCTATCTCTGGTAACCGTCTTCCATTGACCACATCGATAGAATCCTCCTTCATAGCACGATGCCTTTCACTTATCGGCATCGTGCTCCCACAGGTTCCGGCTACGCACAGCCAGAACGCGCATATTTGACGCTTACCAAAAAATATTCTCACTCTCCACATTTGAATGTCAGACGAGCGACACCATGTAATCCTACACCTTCTGTCTTCAGCTCAACTATTTGCATTTTTTTGCCCTGAGTAACACAGAAATGAGTTGCATCATTTTTTACTATATTTTCTGCACCAGATATTCTGCCCCTGGCTAAAGAAGCTTCGGCTTCGGTGTAGTATTGGTTATCGAGTTTACGCTGAATATTACTTTTATATGCAAGACCAAATTTACCGATACTTGTCTCATCATTATGCACAGCACAACCAGACATAATAAAAATACTAATTAATGATATAGCAGCTATCTTTTTCAT